ACGGCATGGCGTCCACGCCTGCCGTTCCTGCCGCGGTCATGGGGCGGCGCTTGCGTTGTGCCATCGCTTGCTCTTTGCCTTCTTGTTTTGCCATCGCTGATGCCATCGCGAGCTCCGCGTCTGTTTGAGCGCCCATGCCGCCGGCGGCCATCTTCTTGACGCATCCGCCGGTCTTGTACTTCTTGACGGTGCCGACTTCCTTCTTGGCGCGTCCGCCCTTCTTTAACTTGGAGAGGTCTGTCTTCTCATCGTGTGACTGCTCGTCGTGAATCTTAAAAGCCTTCTTGACGATCTTCTTGTCCTTGGCGACGTCTTTTTTCACCTCGGTGCTCTCGGAGTGCTTGGCCTTGTCGCGCTTGACAAATCCACCCTCCTTGTAGCAGGGCAGGTCGCACTTCATCTTTGGGTTTGCTTTGAATCCTTCCATGGTATTTCTCCTTACCTTTGTAAACCGGTTAAATAGACCGTGCGGCCTTCCTTTTTTACTGCTGTCAGTGCTTCATTCTTTAGCTTGCTCGGGTCGTACGAGACGTGAACCCATCCAGAGTCTGGCACGCCCTGCGTGTAGAACTCCAAGATAACCTGCGTAAACTTCAGGTTGTCTGAGATCCACTTCGCCAGGTCGTAGTTCGACACGCCGGGTATCTCAATGTCCGCCGCCTGACCTTTGCAGTGATCTGATGTTGGGCTCCCGCCAACCTTCTGGTTAACCTCGGGCGCGCGGAACCCGGAGTTGCACTTCACGCCCCTCTTGAAGTGATCGCGCACCGGCTGCAGAACGTTCTGCGCGAGCGCCATGAGGGCCTGTACCTGTTCCTCGTTGGGCGTGTTGTCGATACCGTGACGGAGCGCGGCCTCGCTCTTTGTCATCTCGGACAGTGTGAAGTTCGGGGAGAGGTTCATCTCTTAGCCCAGCCCGCGGTTATTCTCGTTCCAAACAAGAACCCGAAGGCTATGTTCGCGGCCTCTAGCGCTATCGTTTGCACCTTGGGGTCAAGCCCCGAGATGAAGATCGATATTATGCCAGCGGCGATGACGCCGAGCGCACCAATGTACCGGCTGGATGCTCTTAGGTCCACGACCCACTGGCTCGGGTTGCCGTAGGGATTATCCAACTTGGCCAGGGCTTCGAGCTTTGATACCTCGGCCTGGTCGAGTTGGATAATCTCCGCGACGCTTGTCGGCCTCGCACCACCAGAGAACTTTGTGACTACCTGCTTTATCGCCTCGGCACCTATCGGCACCAGGGCCCCGACGATGGTCTCGACTATCACTTGTCCGCCTTGTCCTCGAGCTTGTCAAATATGCGGACGAGCATGCTCTTGATCTCGTCTATGTCGCGCTTGAAGTCGTCCTTGGTGACGTATATCAGAGGCAGCTCGGAGATGCGGTCCTCGATGCGGATGATCGACTTTGATAGGCTGTTCAGGACCCAACCGCCAAAGAAGCCGGCCAAGCCGATCGCTATGTTAATTAGATCCTGTGAGTCCATCTGATTCCTTTTGTGATTTCTCAAAGTTCTCGGCGTCCTCTTGGATGGCGCTGATTAGTTGGTGAACCTCAACGTAGGGCCGCTTCGACAGGTAGTCAAGCACCGCGTTGATCGTTGAGACTTTAAATTGGTACTTGTCCATCTTGTTAAGTCTGGGCGGTGATCTCACCGGATGATTGGTTCCAGTAGAGAGCTCTTAATCCGACGGTGGACGCTAATCTAATCGGCTGCACATAGAACCTGGAGTGGCCTCCGGCTGTTAGGCTGCCCAGCGCGGAGATGACCACGCAGTTGGTGTAAGCTCCTGAGCTGGCCCCGTTTCCTATCGCGATAGATTGGAACCCGTTTGTGGTGGCCCCATCTCCAATCGCGATCGCCGCGGCCCCACCAGACCTGGTGTTCCTTCCGATGCTTATAGACTGGGCGCCACACGGTCCGAAGGGTCCCGCGATGGCCGAACCGGTTCCGATCGCTATCAGGTCGGTGCTCTGCTCGGTGCCTGCGTTTGTTCCGATTGCTATTGCGCCGGTTGATGTTGAGATGCTGCCCGCGCCGGTTCCGATCGCGATCGGGTCCGTGTACACGGCGCCGGTGGCGGTGACCTTCCAATCCGAGTAAGTGCCAGATCCTCCAACGTAGCTCACGGAGACGGTTAGTAAGTTTGTTCCGTCGTACCCGGTGATGGTTCCCGCCATGAAGTTCGAGGGGTTCGCGGTGCTGAACACGCGCACTGTTTGTCCTATGGCGAAGGCGGTGCTTGCGTTGTTCACGTTAACGGAGAAAGCCTTGGACCCGGTGCCGATTGTGACCGACGTGGAGCTTGTCAGGTTCGTGTATCCGAGACCTGTTGGCCCGGTCGCGCCAGATGCGCCGGCGGGTCCGGTGTCACCCGTCATTCCGGGAGATCCGTTGGCTCCTGAAGGTCCGGTCGGTCCCGTGGGTCCCGTGGGTCCCGTGGCTCCGGTTGCTCCCGTCGCCCCATTAGCGCCAGATGCGCCCGTGGCTCCGGTAGGTCCCGTTGGGCCTGTGGCGCCGGTTGGCCCCGTTGGCCCGGTGACGTTGAAGTACTGCACCGAACCGGCGGCGTTCTTGAAGTACAGTCGCTGGTCCCGTGTGTTGAGCGCGAGCTCGCCGTCAACGAGCTGACCAGCGGTTGGAGCCGCGCCGGTGGTGGCGCTGTGAAATAGCTGTAGTGGTGTGTAGCCTGCCTGTGCCATGTTTATTCCTTGTAGTACTCCAGGTTTTTCTTTAGTCTCTCATCCTCTGGCGCGAGCTCTAGCGCCTTGGTCCCGTGCTCAATTGCCTTGTCCTTTACCCCCATCCGGTACGCGGCGATCGCGGCCAGGTCGTGTGGCATAGGGCCCCAGGACTCGGGCCTTGAGGTGTAGTTGTACTGCCTCTGCGTTATCTTTAGCGCGGTGCACGCCGCGGCGTAGCACTCCTCCCATCGGTTGGTTCTGTAGCAAGCGTTCGCCAGCTCAACCCAGGGCTCTCTCATCTCCGGGGCCTCTATCGTGGCCCTGCGGTACCAGGGCGTGCCGTCCTCTCCCTTGCCGAACATCGACTGCCCGATCAGCCTCATCGCGTACGCTCGCTCGTGATTCCAGAGCGCTAAAGGGAGCGCCAGGTACCGGTTAAGCTCCGCGATCGCCTTGTCGTGGTGCGCGTAGAATGTTAGCTCGCGCGCGTAGTAGAACGAGTTCCTGGGGCAGTGAGGGTCCTCCTTCACGCCGACCTCTAGCAGGTCCATGTACTGACCACGGGATTTCTCCGGGTCCGGGAGGTGCGTCACGATCTGCTTGTCCGTGTGAGCCATCACCTCCTTGGCTCGTGGGTCCAGCGCCAGCATCTCGTGGCAGGGGTGCTTCCAGTAGTACCCGTGCCTGGAGTGTATCTTGTTCGTGTAGAACTTGATGTTGCAACCCCAGTCGTACAGGTAGTTCAGCCTTGTTGTCTTGCCGGGTACCCAGACCCGCTCCAGCTCCTCGCGCCAGCCCGGCTCCAGGATCTCGTCCAGGTCGATGGATATGCAAACGTCTACGTCCCTCGGAACCAGCCCCAGGGCCACGTCTCTGGCCTTGTCAAAGCGCCAGGGTGTGACGCAGATGTGGTTCACAATGGCTCCGCAATCCCGGGACAGGCCCACGGTGTCATCGGTGGAACCCGTGTCCGCTACCATCACCAGGTCGGCGTCTTTTGCCGAGTTATAGAATCTCTCTACGAACTTCTCTTCGTTCTTGCTAATCGCATACACGGCGATTCTCATGGCACCACTCCCTTGTTTCCTCTGTTACTACTAATGCAAAAACAGGGGATTATTCGCCGCTAATTGTCTCCGGGGTTGGCGGGTTAAGCTCGTAGTCCACCCACCTGCGATCTGATTGGCTCCACTTCCACACGAAGCCCTCAACGGGCTCTGGTTGTGGTGGCCTGACGATCCAGCCGGGTGGGTCCCACCACACGACCTCGAGGCCCTCGGCGGGCGTTGGGGGGTCCCCGACCGCGACCCACCCGTCGGTGCCGTCGGTCTCTGGTTTTGGTATTGATCCGTTCTTTGAGTATAGCATGATCGTGCCTTAGAGAAGCGGGAACGCCGCGGTGGGCGGGGTGAAGTTGGAGGTGTACCGGGCGTACCCCTTGGTGATGCGTAAGTCATCGATGTAGCCGGATAAGTAGAATATGTCGCCCGCGGTATGAAAACCACTTCTACCGATAAAAGGTCTGTTTGCGCCATTTAGGTAACTTGTTGTGTCTGTAAATGTTGATCCTATTTGAGTCCCATTCAAAAAAAGTTTTGTAGACGTTCCGGAGCGGCT